ATTCGGCTTAATGTCCAACACAGGACTAGGTGTGCCTACAGAGCCATATAGACGTGCAATGTTGTCTTTTGCGTCCTGAGGCATCTGGTTATACAACTCTTCAGTCATATAGCCGCCAAACGCCTCTCGGAACTTAGGGTTTTGACTAATTACTTCCCACATTAGTTGAATCCTCCAAGACCAGAGCCGCCAAATAGTGGGTTAAAGATTCTGCTGTTGCCGATAGCACTGCTGATCTGGTCACCATACTTCTGTTGGAAGCCAAAGCCCTGCATTGCACCACCCATTGCCGCTTGGTACGGATCGGTACGGTTTACTGCTACGTTTGACGGTGAGTTTGGTGCTTTACCAAGGATGCCAGACTGGTAGTTCATGCGTTGGCGCATCTCAAAGTCACGCGCGTCTTCAAAACGCTGACGGTCATCGTTCAAACGTGCCTGATCGTAGCCTTGAAGTGCGTTACCTGCGTTCATACCGAAGTTTGCACCCTCACCTAGCGTATTTAGGCCAGTGTTATAGGCATTCATGACCTGCTGGTTGGCGTTACCCGCAGAATTTAGGGCTGAACCTTGGTCGATGAACTGCTGAGACTGCTGTGCAAGGCTGCGGTCAATCAGGCGGTCCTGAATACCTGCGGCTACATCAGCGCGGCGGTCATCATAAGCACGTTTTGCAACGGCATCTGCGACACCTGCACGGCTAGAGTTCATGTTACCAGTGCCTGAGGCGTTCAAATTGATGCCTGTGAGCGTGTTTTCCTCTAGGTTGCGGCGGTCATCACGCATTGCAGCGTCAACAAGGGAAGAACCGTTGTTTGCTGCGTAATCCATCGCTGTTGCTAGGCGGTCACGCTTGGCTTCTTCAGATAAACCTTGGAACTGACTGTACAGATTGTTGGCATTGGTACCAAATTGGTTGTTCTGGCCCATCATAGTGTTGCCAGCGGCAATCATGTTGCCACCAATGTTGCCCATAGCGTTGGCTGTGTCAGTCTGGAAGACGTTTGGACCAGCTAAAGTGTCGCCAGTGTAGACTCCTGTGTCTAAAACACCACCAAGTGCTGCCTGAGAGCCTTTAAGGTTTGCATCTACATAAGGCTCGTACTGTCTAAAACCAGCCATTTGTGCTTCTGTTGCACGGTCTTGTGCTTTGGCTTGCTTGTTGGCACCCATTAGGCCCATTGCGCCGCCGATTATTGCGCCCCACATGTTAAATTCCTTTTGATTTTTTGCTTACACGGCTACCCAAGACGTGCCGTTGTACACGACAAGACCAGTGAAGCCGTTGCCAAGTGGGTTCCAAGGAGAAACCGCGTACCTAACCATGCCCTTACGGACACCCTCAGGTTCTTTTTCTGCAACTTGTACAGAAGCGTCAGATAGGGACCGTATAACGGCCTCTAGTTCGCGTAGTTCCTCTTGGATGTACGGACCCAAGTTGTCTACTGATAGTCGTGGTATCTGGCGTCGAACATAACGCGACACCAGTAAGTTAATTTTGTCTGATAGAGCCATTCTGAATCACCTGCGACCAGTGACTGCTACCTCCACGTCCATACCTGAAAAGGCAAAGTCTTTGAGATTATCACTTGTCAGTTTGTATGAAAGGTAACGACCAGAGATACGTGTATCTACCTTGTAGTCGCTTAGTGCATCAAAGACTTGACTTGTGCCGTAGTTAGGGTCGGCTGTAGGCAACCTCGAAGCACCAAAAGTAAAGTTGAAGTTACCATCTGAGTTCGGGGTAGAAATCTGAGGTGTAACCTTTGTTATAACTTTGTAGCCTGTCAGAGGTATCCCTTGTTCATCTAGGTCAATCCCTGTACGTTCTAAGAATGGCAACTGAGATACGGATGTATCTACCTCGGCTGCTAGAGAACCTTGGTCCACTAGGTCTAAGCCATAGATACGCTTGTCAACAACACCACCACCCGCATCAGATACAAGTAGGATTCCTCTGCCAAACTGACTCTCTTGGTCGTGGTATGAGCCGCCAATAGTGGCGTAGGTTTCTGTTGCTGACGCATAGTCACTAACTGTGTTTACGTTGGCTATGGCACCGCCGACTACGTTAGGTAAGTCTTGGAATGTCCAGAGGTCTTCTTTGTAGTTGTATACTGCTGCACGATTACAGGAGTCTGCATCTGGGTACACAGACATGTCGTCACCAGTGTGGTAGCAGAAGTACACTTCTTCTAGGTCACTGTTGTGCATAACGAAACACTGGTCAGACTTGGACATGTCTATGCCCTTAAAGATGTAGTCGCGGACACGTCCGTCACAGATAGATCGGCGTGTGTTACCATCAGTCACATAGATGTCATCAAGGTCAAAAACGTAGTGCTTGCCCTCAATCTCTGCGATGCAGTTCTTGTTGATTACTCCAGCGTCATCGAAAAGTTTGCGGAAGTTAAAGATAAACGTACCACCCACAAACTCTACAAGCCACACTTGGTCCTGTGAGTACACAAGGAAGTTGGAGCCTAGAGTTGCACCGTCGATAATCGGGGTTTTCATTTGCACAATATCGTTAAAACCAGCAGATGCAGTAAGGTCCGTTTCGTCCCATGTAGAAGGCACAGAGTTTGCTAATGCAGGGTCAGAGAAACGCACACGGTTAGGATAACCAACACCATTCTCTATGGTTCCTAAAGCCAACAAGAAGTCACCGTAGGAACGGAGTGCGCCTGTTGTGTGGTTACTAGGCCAGTTTGGGAGTGTGGTGAAGTTTGAGGCACTGCTCGTTCTGTGAAGAGGCGCAGTGTCTGATCTGTTGACGTACTCAACGTCTGCTAAAGTAGTCGCTGTGATTTCTTTAGAAGGCGAAGAGGATGAACCTGTGTAGACTGTAGTGAAAGTGCCATTGGAGAACTCACGTATCGTAAGTGTATCATCCACCACCAACACAGTATCATAACCAGAGGTCGAGGTGAGGCCGTAAGAAAACTTAGGAGTCCAAGTGAATACATCTGATACTTTACGGTACACAGGACCAGCAGTCACTTTGCCTTCGTTAAACCTTACGTTCTTAGCACGTGTGAAACCACCTATCGGCAAGTTGTAGGGGTCTACATCTGTCACCACACCCACAGACCCTAAGCCTCGGATAGGTAAGTTAGTCATGTCTTATGTGTCTTTCTGTGCTTTACGTTACAGACAGGTAGGCTTTGTGGGCCACGAGATAGTATGAGGGAACCCTTGCTGCTGGGGTACATCAAGTAACGCTAGTCGGTACGCTGAGACGTCAGCTTGCTCCTGTGCGCTTAGGTCGGCCCAGCGCAGGGGGTTACTGACGACTGGGTCAACGTCAGATACTAGGAGTTGATCTCTCACGTGGCGTACTTGCGAGGCTGCTGTTGCATCAAGTTCAGCTTGAGTTGGTGAAACGTATGGCTGGAAGTCTGAGCCTATGAGAGACATAAGGTTGTCATTGTTGATAGTGTTGTCAGTATCAAAGTCTGTAAGTAGGTAAGGGATCCAACCGTAGTCTGGGTGGTTGATCTCTACTTCCATCATCGTGTTCTCAGGGTTCCTAGATTTCGCATTGCGAACTTCTGTTATGTCTATTGTTGATGTCATCTTAGGAAATCCTTACCCATATACCACAGTATCCAGCGCCACCATCAGAAATGGCACCACTCATGCTTCTCCAAGTGCCTGACTGTAAAGTTGCATTAGCATTTTCCCATGCGCTTTGAGTATATCTTGGTACGCCCGATGGTCCTTTCATTTGGACACTATAAAAAGATGTACTTGTGGCCCCAGCGGCATAAGTGGTGTTCCTGTTTGCTGGGCGACCAAAAGAGTATGCACCTACACCACCTGCTGTGTTTGGCACACTCGTGAGGTAGCCAGAGTCATTTGTAAAAGAACTTACGTTACTTGGGATTGAGGATGACGTAATGTACCCAGCACCGTTGGTTAGCTGGTTGTTGTTAGTGATTGCAGCTGGTAGACCATTGATACTGATGTTGCTCAAGCCGCCGTTGCGTGTAAGTGTCAACGTGCCGCCACTGTAAGAACCACCAGTTACATAGTAGTTGGTGTCAGTAGAGCCTGTTGGGAGCGTAATAAAGCTAAAGGTTCCAGAGCCATCTGTCTGTAACACCTGACCGTTAGAACCGTCAGTAATGCCTAGGTCTGTTAGGTTCGTAGGGATTACTGAGGTGTTGTTCAAGTCTGCTGGGGATGCAGTCACGGCACCATCTAGGTTAGGAAAGGTGTTCTTTAAGACTGTCTTTATGAGACGAATGTGGTCGTCCGCTTGCGCTAGACCGTCAGTCGCTGCTGGGTTCGATGTGTTCAAACCGTCAACGTAAGTCGAAGTTTCTAAGCCCATGTCGGACGTTCCTCTTGGTTTTCTGGGGGTGGCTGGAGTGGCTTTAGTTGCTGGGGTGGACCTCTGCTTGCAAAGGCCCGACAACAACAACAACAACAAAAACCTTTAGCCTACTTTTTGAAATTGAGTTGTTTCTTGGGGTAGCGGGGGTCTCTTTTTGACTAGGGAACCTAAGTTTTCTCTGAGTCCGCTTGCTAACCTACTGTTTTCTATAGGTTTCGATGGTAGGGGATATAGTATCCCACGAGGGGGCGGGGGGTATCAGTGGTCAACCTCGGTGACATTAGCCTTGAGATTTTTATCAGGCTGGGGGTCATGACTTTTCGACACGGATAGGGAAGCAACCTCAGTCAACACCAGATACACCAGCAAACACGAGACCATCAGCCCCATCAGCAACACAACGGCCCTGACCTCAGACGCCACGGTGACACCATCCACAGTCACGATGAGCCGCCTCGTGTATCGTACCCTTGTTGATGCCCATGTCTCGCAACTGGTTGTCACTGTGCAACCTCAGTTGACTCACGGCACGGTTAGCCCTGCAATGGTATTCATAAGCCGCTAGAAGCAACACCAGTCGCTCTAGTGTTTTTATAGTCTTCCTAAGTAGCGTGAGCATCCTCTACCTCTTCCCTTACTTGCTATAGTAGGCGTGGGACCACCTAAGAGACTGAAGGCCGCTGTGTGTAGGCGGTAGCCTATCTTGTTAGCGTCCTTGTTTTGTCGGGAGTCTCTGGGGTCTACCACACCAGACCGAGGCCACTTTAGTTACTTCAGTATCTATAGTGTCTCAGGTCATCTTATTCTTGTGTTTATGCGGAGGTGGGAGTTCTTGTCACTTCAGTCACTCTAGTATCTCTAGTGTCCCTCGGCGGCGGTGGTGTCCGCTTCCTCTCTATGGGGGGGCAGAAGTACTTTTGTTTATCAAATAGTGAAC